CGCCGTTTGCTCCTCACGCTTCTGGCTGATGTCCACCTCAAGGACAGCGCCTTTAACTTTGGTTAGTGCCATGTACTAATCCTTGGTTTAGTAAATTGCGTCAGTGGTCATGTTGGAATGCTCAATCGTCAGTAAAATAGACGCCAGAGAAACGCAGGTTGAAGTCAGAATTAACCTCTGACGAGTCGACGTTAGAGTTTACATTACCCTCGATAAGCTGAAAGGTTTTCGTGCCGCTCACACTACGCATGGAAATATGATTCTCTGTCGCCGTAGTGTTGTAGTAGGCGCAAGGAATCACAACATCATTACCGCTATCACAGGTAAACGGCAGTCCTGCGAGGGTCAGCGGCCCTGTCGTATTCTTCGCGGCAAGTACAACGCTGCCATAAATAAATACTATCCGCCCACGTTTAACATAGTAGACCCGAGGATTCCCAGAGTACGTGTTTGCGGTCCCGCCAGTCCCTTCAAGCGTCACGTCTACATAGTCAATGGTATTAGATGCTTTTTCGCGATAACTGAATCTCTGGGTTAAAATCCTCGATTCGTCAGTGGCGGTCTCTTCGTGCGTGATAGCCAGAAGCTCGCCAGTCATATCATTAACCACTTGCCCCGAGTAGAGATCCCGATCATAGGCATCCTCGGCTAACGCTAACTGATGGATATTATGCCACTGGCCTGAGTTATCAATAGCTTCTTTAGCGGGACAGATGAAGTATTGGAGCGCAGATGTTAAATATCCAGCAGGATCAGTAGCCGAATCGCGCAAACCAACTGCCAGTAGTATATGTGGCGTATCATCAATGGTCACACGCTCTGCGGCCTGCGGTATCCACCCGCCCGAAAGCCCTGCGCCAATATGTCCGCGCCATGTCCATGTCTCGCCAGCATCAGCAGACGTATAGTAAGGAATTTGGTTAGTCACGTCGGCCTGCCTTAAGAAAGCAAACCAGATAGTCTCGGTTAACGGTAGGAAAACCGTTTCGTTATAGTCGAGCAGCACATTAACCGTTCCTGCCGTCGCAGCCGATTCAGTCGTAACATTTTCTTCTATTACGACCTTGCTGGCAGTAACGCTCACAACGGTGCAGGCTCTGTCGTTGGTCGTGGATGTGGATGTTGTATTGAACCGCTCGCCCACGTTCAGGAAGCCAAGCCCGTTTGCGGTATCGTTGATGCTATCGTCACTAGTGTCGAACGATATGGTCGTTGCGGTATAGTCACCGATGGATGCGATTAGCCGCATTTCCATACCCACCTCAGACACATCATCATCTATCACGGCAATATAGTGAGAATCGGTTGGGTTTCCCTGGTGGATAGCCAGAGCCAGCTTCCCGGATGGAAGCAGTTTGATCTCCCCAAACGGTACAATGGTGCTGGACTCTGTAATTGAATCACCGGAGAACGTGATCGCCTGCGCAGCCGACCAGTTAAAACCGTCATAGCTTCTTGTTATCCAAGGTTTACTTGGGGCGACTCCGGGGTTACTCGCATATTTATTAAAGATGATTGTAAATCGGCCGTCTCGATCTACTCCTAGCACTTGATAAAACGGGTTAATTGCGTCGCTTCCATTCAATGTGCCATATACGATTTGCGTGTTTGACCACGTAGCGCCACCATCATCAGACCGTTGGCAGACTACATCAGCAGCGGATGAGCCGCCGTGCTGGGTTTGATGCATCCAGGACGCCAGTAGTACCCCTTTATCATTCTGGGCGATATGGCCAAAGCTATGATAATCTCCGCCTTGCGGTATTAATTCCTCCCAGCCGGACCCGCTGAAATTATCTGAATGGTAGTTAAACCGCTCGCTAAACACCTTGCTCTGGGTCGCCCACGGGTATGTAAACCCATCTTGGATAATTCGGCCGTTCCCCGTTCGAGGTACATTACCCAAAGCAGGGGCCGCACTACCCAGGACATGGTCGTCATTAGAGGTTAAGGTCTGGTTGCTGGCTGACGCAGCTATAGCTGCTGCTTGTATCGCCGCCGTGTCGTCCGTAACCCCATCGCCCACGGCCCCAAAATCTTTGACGCTGACACGCTCTTGTAGTACGGAAGTGAGGGTGCGGTCGGTAGCACCAGTGCCCCCCTGGGTGTAGGTTATAAAGTCTGAACTACTGGCCACTGTAGTATTTGTATCGGCGAAGACTAGCTGAACGAGGTCCCCAACTATGAGGCCTTCAGCGAACGTAACTATAGTAGTGGAAGTTTCAGTGTAAGCGCCGGAGAATTGCCGGACGCCGTTAACATATACGGCTAGGTCATTAGTCCCAGGGTTATAAGTATTCTGGGTGGCGGTGAATACCGTTTGGTCTGCAATAGCGATAAACTCTTCAGTTCGTACGCCGACAGAGAAGTTAATCCAGGCGGAGCCGTTATACACCCGCAGTTCATTAGACGTGGTGTTGAAATACAAATCGCCCGTTTGGAGCGCGGAGCCGTCTACCCGCGTAGTAGGGTCGGAAGACGAGGGGCCTAGATACCTAGTCTCTAAGTTGAAATTAGCTACATAGTCCGCTACAGACGCAGCGTTGATCCGCATCTCGACGCGGCTACCGAGAGCAAAGGCAATAGCCGTAGTCCCGTCCTGCCCGCGTGTAACGGTAAGCGCGTCATTAGTACGAGCCGTGACCTTGACAATCTCCACCAATCCGGCAGTAGACACCAGAGTCGCGTAGAAGTGGTCGCCCGTAGTGACGATAGGGAAACCGCTCCCCGTACCGGTCGCAACAGACAGAACCGTATCGGTAGAGGAGATCGCCGCAGCCAGAGTGGATGAGACATTATTAGCTAGCAGTACAGCCATGAAGGCCCCCTAGGAGAAAGGCTGAGCTTTAGCCATAAGCGCAGCCCTAGAGTTACCGATGTTAGCCCTGGCCCGTCGCTCTGCTACCTGGAAGCTATATTGCTTGGCGTGGTAGGTAGCCAGCTCAGTGCTAGTCCAATTCGAGTTCGGGATGACCATTAAATTCTGTAGCGCCCCGTGGACAATGACCTCCTCTAAGTCATCCAGAGCCGCACGATCCATAGTGGTAGCAGTTAGCTTAGGCTTAAGCGCTACAAACATACGCACAGTGTAGGTCTTCTCATCATCTGGTAGAGGTAAGATGATGAACTTATCCGGGGATAGCTGGGTTACGGCCCGAGGTTCAGACGCATCCGCCAACGCGGCGTCCGACAAAGTGAGAGCAGGAGAGTTATTAAATTCCCCCTCGTTGTATTCATCCTGGTTGAACCCGCCGCTATTACCAGCCCATACGACACTAGGATCTACGCCGCTGAACAGATCGGCCCAAGCGGGGTAACGGTGAGTAGCTTGGTCAAGGGTAAGGTTCTCAAGAGGAGAGTCGTTAACCAGCGTGCGGAAGATAGCGTGGACATCCGTACCGGCGGGCGCATTGAAGTAGTATTCATGTACGCCAGGAACTAACGAAAAGAGAGGGACCTCATACCGCCACGATAGCGTACGCTCCGCCGTACGGCGAGCTGCCTCAGCCACGAACTGAATAATAGTGTGTTGCGGACATCCGGGTACGTTAGGACTAACCCTAGATACAAGCGAAGACAGTTCTCGTGTAGCCATCAGATCACCGACCTAGGGTCAGCCGCATACTGGCGACCGTCTATATTAGAACTTTCGATATCAGTAACCAGCCTCGCATTAGCTCCGGTAGCGAGTTCACTAACAAACAAGTCTAGGAACATCTTGGCTCGGTTACTGTTAACGTGCTCGTTGTCCTCGCTCTCTGCAAGGAACACAACTCCATCCACTACTACAGGTAAGTAACTATCCGGAAGCAGAAGAATAGTATCCGAAATAGCATAGGTAGCTGGGACCTGTACATATTCCCCAACGAGAACAACCCCGGAGGACGGGCGGGGGTATAAGAAGAACTGGTTGGGGTTGCGCACATGGCGCATGAAATTAACAGGAGTTCCGGAAGCCTCGGCTACCCAACCGGGGTAGCCTTGATCCAGCACATCCCGTGACACCTCAGTCACAGCATTGCCGTCCTTGACCTGGAAGATCTCCACTAATCGGAGGGAATCGGATGGGCAACTCTGTAATACGGTGTCAGCAACAGTAGATATATCCCCTATGAAAGAGAATAGATCCGGACGCAAGAACGCCATGCGCTTAAGCGTTTGGTTGACATAACCTAACAAAGAGTCATCGGAGTAGCGGTACGGGGTAGACGTATCCTGAATAAGATCCCGCACTTCCCCGATAACATCAGAAGGTGTCACTTAGGCAGACCTTTACTAGCGTCCTGAGATAAGTCAGGAGAGATAGAATTAGCGGGGGGCTCCTCCGCTATGTCGCTAAGATCCAGAGGGATCTTGTTACGCTTACGAGCAGCAGTAATACGCTTGGACTCAGGCTTCACGAAACGCTCAGGGAACGCTTGTTCTTCCGTGACCTCCTCGCACTTAGGGTTATCCGCAAGGATTTCATTCCATCCGTAGATAGACCCGTCTACGATATTTCTAAGCCAGCGATCACTCATCAATACTCCATCTAGGCATTAGCGGCCTTAAGAACCATAAAAGTTAGAGTCGGGGACTCTGCCCCGCCACTAGGGATAGTAGCATTATCGTTATTACCCACCGAAATAGTACAAGATCCAGCGGATATATCCGTAACCGTAAGTGTGTAGAATTTCTTATCCCCTGCCGCTGAAGACGATATATTCACTACTACAACATCGGTAGCTGCAATAGTGCTATTAGTTAGGATAAACTCATCAGCCTCATGCCCGGCAATCTGAGCGGAAAAAAGAGTAATCTGACCGCTAAGAGCGTTTAGCGTAACACCCGTAGTACGACTCGTTAGCTGAGTTACAGTGCCGCCATCCCCCGCGCCGTAACCCATTTTGGCCTTGGCAACTACCTCACCTACCCCATTAGGATCCAAAGCGAGATCGGTATCTGTAGTAGAAGAGGCTATAGTATCAGCCGCAAAGCTAGTTAGGCCCACGACAGTGCCACCCGTAATGGCTACAGCATTAGCATTCTGGGTAGCCAAAGTACCAACCCCTAGGTTGGTCCGTGCAGTAGCAGCATCAGAAGCGCCCGTGCCTCCATCTGCCACGGCTAAATCAGTAATACCAACTATAGTACCGCCGGTAACATTCACACTCGTGATATTAACAGTGCCAGTACCATCGGGGGCGAGGACGAGATCCCCATTGGTATCAGTAGTAGAGACGGTATTACCGTCTATCTGGACGTTATCTACCGAAACGCTGCCCGTACCTACCTTAAGGGCAGTGGCTACCCCAACACCACTATAAGTGATCTTCTCGGAGGCAGTTGGCCCGCCGTCGAGGTGGAGTAGTTGCGAGTAGGAGGACGCAACAGTAGAGCCCGTTAGGTTAGAAGCCATGGGCTACCTCGCTAGAAAAGGGGGGCCGAAGCCCCCCTGGTAGGTTACGAGCAGTCCGCCAAAACCGCCCACACTTCGAAGACACAATCAGTCGGCGCAGCCGTACCGAGAGTTACATCGAGCGTGTCAGCGGAATCGTAGAACTTAGCTCCAAGAGTCGTATTCGACTCTGTAGCAAGAGCGTTACTAGCAAGCAACGCAGCATACCCGTCCGGATCATCGCCATCACCGACATCGAAAGTAGCCGTAGTATTGGTACCCTCAACAGTAGTGACCGTACCGCCTGCGGCAAGGAGCTGACTCCTAGCCGGAATTTGCAGTACCTCAATGACATCCGTCGCCGCCAGAGCAGTTGCCCCAGCCGCCGCACGGTCCGCGATAATCGTGGCAAAGTTAAGCTCTACTTTTTGGAGGTAGCAACGCCACACCCCCGTTGAAGCCGGAGCAGCCGAACCCTTGTCAAACCCAAGAGAGTCAGTATAAGTAGCCATCTATCTAGCCCCTCTTAGGAAAAGTCGATGACGCCGGTCGCGAGAGCTTCGGGCTTAACGACTTTATAGCCGTATACCTGAAGACCACGAACGATATCACCAAAGGTGGTTTCGGAACGGATGGTTTCCATGTTCGTCATCTGGGACGCGAACGTGAAGCCCATCTTGTGACCGGCAATAACCTGAGTCTCGCCTGCGGCGGGCTTAAACAGGTTATGGCTCACATACAGAGTAAACCGGTCAATCATACCAAGACGCCCATTACGTAGGATCGAAGTGGTATCGCCGGCGAGAGACGCATCTCGCAGATCTGACTTCTTAATCAAACCAGCCATTTTAGCTGGGATAATCATAAAGCGGTCGGTTTCCGGACAGTTAGCCTCGTCCAGAACCGTGCCCATATCTACGATATAATCAAGCGCCGTATCAGAGGCAGCAGCAACGTTAACCGGTGAAGCAGTAACCCCGAGGTTAAAGCTGCTGGAGACGGCCCCAGCGGTCGCACCCTTATTAGCTGCTGCGACATCCGGAAGCAAATCGGTCAGCACACGCTGGTCGATCTTGATCTTCATCCGCTCCGATGCGTCACGAGTCCACATATCCATCATAGCGATATCAGTCTGGACTTGATCAACATCATCCTCGACAGCCGCGAAATATTCGCCCTTGTCAATGAGAAGCTGGAGCTTCGGCTTATCCGGCGTTTCCACCGTCAGCGTCTGGCCCTTTACATAATCACGAATGGTGATTTCCGGAGTAGTACGGATATTAACCGTATCACCCATATTGCGGATTTCACCTTCGTAATCGGTGTTGGAAATGGCGGCGAGTACAGTCGCGTCATAGAAGTTTTCAATCAACTTCCCTGACCACAACTCCGGAATGAAGTTGCCCGTGTAGTTCGCCCGCCCTGGAGAGACTGGGTAAACCATTTAATTAACCTTTAGCTAGGCATCCATAACAATGCGTCCATCTCGCTGAGCAGCAAAGATGTCGCGCTCAATACGATCGCGCTCCTTCTCCTTACCCCTATATTTACCGTTACGGACATCACTAAAGAAATTCTTGATGTCCGTCGGGCTATAGGTAGGACCAACAGAGTCGGAAGGTGCCTGCGCCGCTCTAGTGCGACCAGGGGATACCTGCCTCTCTAACTCAGAAGCACTTGCTCGTTCAGGCTCGGCAGCTACAGAGCTAGTATTGCTCTGAGCTTCTTGCCAAGTAGTGAAGAAACTAATAGCCCGGGCAGAATCAAACGCCTCCTGAGCTTCAGACAAATAAGACTGGAGAGGCTTCCCAGTAAGGGGGTTGACCTCCAACAGCCACGTCTGAAAATCTGGATTAGCTTGGATCTCCCGCCAATTAGGCACCGCCCGATTGATATCGGCCCAGAACTGGTTACTATCTGAATTAGCCTGCTGGTGAGCCACTTGAGCCACCTGGGGGACAACATTACGATTGATGTCCTCTAGCGACTTTTGCAACTCAGCCATACGATGTTCCAAGGTGCCGATCTCCTCACGAGAGACCTTGCGCATAACATCAATAGACTCCCCATACTCCTGAACATCGGCCTCCGATACATAGACCGGCGGCGTGTATTCAGTAGCCTCAGGAGTAGACGAGGGTGTCTCCACCTGAGATAGTAGCAGTTCCAATCCCTCCAACCTTGAGGTCTGTTCCTTAACCTGCTGATGCAAGCGCGGGACCTCTGCGTTATACATGCCTTGGAGGGACCTATACCGCTGGGCGTAAGTTTCTTCCTCATCAGATACCGCTGCCGCTTCGGCAGGCTCAACCTGTTGGTCATCAACCAGTTCGGCATCAGTGGTACTCGGATCTTCGGTTGGCTGTCCCTCATCAGAAGGTGCCTCATCCAAAGCCCGATAATACGCCTCTACTGCCTCTGACTGACTCTTAACTTGATGTGGTACTGACACTAAACGCTCCGTAGTGGTATGCGTAGAAGGTTATTAAACCTTGAAAAGAGAGGCATCATGAAAGAGCTTATTAAGCTCACCAAGCACTTGGCAGCGCCCCTGTAAAACTGCCGTGCCTTCTTTGGCTATAGGTAAAAGCCGTAGCTCCCTGTTGTACCAGTCTCCCAGATACTTAATAAAGTCATCATGGGTGTGACTGATAGCAGCAAGATGCCGCCAAAGATCATCGCTAGGAGGGCTCAACCGCCGCCCCCAGCAGAATTGTTACGAACTAAATTTCCCTCGACCCCACCGGCCTCGGCACCGGAAGCATCAAGGTTCCTCGGGTCAGGACTGGACTGGGACTGAGCCATTGCCATAGATTGAGCCTGCGCTTGCGCCTGCGCAGCGAGATCGGCACGTTCCCTAGACGGGACTACCTCATCTACCGGCATCTGCAAGCCCTTGGCTACCTCACGAAGAATAGCAGCCCGACCATCCTTACCAGTAATTTCGATATCAATCGGATTCGCAGTAGCGTTAAGGAACTCGATACGACGGACATTAACTGTCTCCTTAACCGCGAGATTTATAGCGCCCTTAGCCACTACTTGAGCGTCACCCTTAATACTTTCATCTTCATCATATCGCATATTATATACGAACTGACGCATAACAATAGGCTTAACAATATCGGAATCAATATGCATGACTACTTGGCGGATCCCTTTACCCGCAGCACCCATCAGCATAGATAATCCAGAAGAAGTACGCCCCGCGCCCTGGACATTCAAATCACCGTATACATAGGCAGGGATACCGGAGTGATCATCAGCTAACTTACTGAACTTCTCATACACACCAACTAATTCAGTGGCCCTGCTATCTGGCTGATTAAAACGAAGAGCAGGAGCGCTAGAACCAACAGGATCGGCAACAACTTGCCAGATTTTCCACGGAGCCAAGTTCGTAATGTCTTCGTTCGGCGGGATACGCTCAACATTAACTTCGACCTGAGGACCAGAAGAGATGCCCATATTATTAACCAGCGCACGCGCAGCCGCATTACAAACACCCTGTAGATCTTCGATAATTTCAGGGATACCTTTCCCCCAAAACGCGCCAGGACATTTAATAAACGAGGTCTTAGCATAGGGCTTCTCCCCTAGTGGGTCATAGTTAAGTACTGCCTTAATAACGTTATCCCCAATAAGCCATACGTTAGCATCATAGGAAGTTGCGGGGTCAGGCACCTCGGCCTCAGTCAGCCCCCATTCAAGCAGCAAGTCACCACTAATCTTGCCCCAGAACTCAAGCGCATCATATTCGTCGGTTGGACGTAGTTCCGTATGGTATTTCCGCTCTAGGTCGTCCTTGGTCGTCTCTACGCCATCGCTAATCCAAGACTGCATGGGCCCTTCACGGAGGGCGGCACGAATAGCGGAGGCGTCGTAACCCGGAACGCCTATAAGTTCTGCTAACGAAGTACGAGTAAGTTTATGATGCTCGAACAGATACCCTTCATGTAACCCAGATATCCCCGGCTCTGGATAAATTCTAAATGGGTCAACCCTTTCATACTCAGGAGCCAACTCCTCTTCGGTCTCTACTATCGTATTCCCCGCTTCGTCCGTCCCCCAACCAAGTTTCCGCTGTCTACGGATAACTGGCCCCTTGAGGAACGCACAGGGATAGGTAACCAAATCGGAAATAAAATCGTTAAATGCGTGTTCCCAGCCGCCCTGTACGAACTGATCGGAGATGCGGGTCTTCATCCTATCGGCGCGATTTTGCGCCTCTTGCAACACACGGAAGCGGTAATCCTGGGCCAAAACCTCCTTGATATTAGCGAGATCCTCTGGAGTGGGGGCCTGTGCGAACTGCTGAGTAAACTGGACCGCCTTGCTGGCGAACTCTTCCTCCAAAGTTTGGGCTTGTGCAGGGGGTAGGTCGGGGATTGGCGTGGCCCTAAGATCCCAAGGGGGAGAGCCCTCATCAAGCAGGATATCCCGGAGCCAGCTCTCGGCAGCTCGGCATTTAACCTCGGAGATCATCATGTAGATGTCAGACCCACCATAAGCCCGGATCTGCTCTAACTTACTAGCTTCATATTCGCCATTACGCTGGCGCAATGCAGAAAGCATCGCGGTCTCTACGGGTTTTTTAGCTGACTTAGCAGCATCCCAACAACGCCGTATATATGAAGTGAGTCCTAGAAGGAGAGGGGATTGCGACTCCGAAGCATCAGAACCGCCAAAAGCGGCTCTTTCTCGCTCATCTAACTCAGAGTTACTAACCGCTCTTAGGAAAGTAAGTCCGGCCACTACCAACCCCCAATACAAAAGTGAAGGTAGTATGACTAACTAATAAGAAAAAAGAAACCCCCGGGAGGAGGGGCCCGGGGGTTAGTTGCGGCTAGCAACTAGAGGATAGCAGAGGAGAATGAACGTGGGAGGAGTATAGGTGCCTATATAGATCCTGTCAACTAGGTCCAACCAGAAGCAGAAAGCTGCTTAATCTCCCGGCGCTGAGATAGACGCGCGGCCTCTCCCGCACTACTAATATGGAGCATTAGGTACTGTAGCGCCTCCGCAACATGGGAGTGCTTATTCTTCTCAATGGCCCCTGCCTGCTTGGGTTTGTACCTATAACCACCCATCATAGCAGCCTTAAGTCCTGTGCATCGCGGGTCCATCAAAAACCCAGAGTCACCATCAACCTGACGCATGAGGTATTCATCAACGGAGTTAATACGGGCAGAGATATTATTGGTCTTGGCGGGGATTACTCTAAGTCCTTCTGCCTTAATAATATCAACAGCACTCCGCTCATCTGTCTGGGCTCGTTGTACACCTGCGGGATCTGTAACCACCAACACGGGAACACCAGGGGACCGCTCATATAATAGGGGCTTGAGAACCGTCCGGGTGAACCGCTGCACACCCATATCAAAACTGACTGCCTCATCCAGAATAATCGCCCGCCCCCGAGGGTCTTGTTGCCCTAGAACCGCCGCAGGCGTAAGTCCCAAATCCATACCAATAACGATAGGCCGTATACCATTCACAATTGGCCGCAAGGTACTCTTTGCAATGTGGTAGTCGGGCCGAAAATACTGGTATATGGGCATACCTGCGGAACTGAGACCATACTCCCCGTCTATATAGACCCGGATGTACTCCTCTGACCGTCCCTGAGTGTCATAATACTCATCCGGCAGATTCTCTATGTTCTCCGCGTACGGGCTCCGCCCGCTGGGCTGCTTGAATACATGCCAGCCATTATCGTTGGGGCTAACGCCATCGTCGGCGTTGAGATGCTCCATCTGGTAGTACCACCATGTATCCATGGTCGGCGGGTTCGTATCCCCCCACATCCCATGCCACGTAGGCCCAACATCCCGCCGGGAGGGGAACCGGCCAACACGTTTAGACATAGCATCTATGATGTCAGGGTGTATATCCCGACACTCGTTAAACCACGCGAACGTCAGCTCTAGGGAGTTTAAGTTAGCTACATCATCGGCATCGTCCAGGGCACGGAACATGACCTCACATTCGATATCCCCGACTTTGAAAAAATAGGTCTTAGTTGTTCTCCTATAGACGCCGCATACTCCCGGCGGAAACCAATCGAGAAACGTCTTAATCGTCGTATCCTGGAGCTGCCTAGCGGTCTCCCGCACCACTGCTGCACGAGTGCGCCGTATCCCCTGACTGTCGGGCTCCTGCATCGTCGCCCGCCGCACGATCTCGAAGCAGCTAGTAACTGACTTCCCCGAACCCACAGGCCCCATGAGGACGCGCATCTTGGCGTCACTCTCCATGAACTTCTTACCCGTAGGAGGCGGGGTATAGTCGATCGTATAAGTCACAAAAGAACCACCATATAAACTGGGGGTTTATTCCTACGCCTGCTCGCATTCCGGATGAACAAACGAAACGGCTTCTTCTGGTCTTTAATCGCATTAGCCAACACGAGAGCATCAGCAGCAGACGTAAACCTAGCCGCAGGGCACCCGTCATACAGCTCGGTAAAGCAACCCCTACAGTCCTTAGAGAGCGTAGCTACGCTGGGATACTCTTGGATCTCTCCCATGGGCGCGGTCAGCCTTTCGTGTCATTTCATAGCTCCATCTCAATCAGCAAGTCGATGAAATGCCGCGCCTTCCGTAGATCGCTCAGGCCACCTTTTCCGCGCCACCGCGACATGTATTTTACTACCGCCCCCTCGCAGTACCCGAGCTTGTTCGAGTGGATATAAACAACCGGCTGGATAGCCATATCCCGGTAGTGGTTTCCGCCCTCTTGAAACGAGAGCGCCCCACCGGCTGACGCATCGGGCTCACCCTCGCGCTCACGCGCCATCTCAGCGGATTCAAGTTCAGCGTTTCGCCTTTCTAGCCGCTCGATGTATCGCCGGACATACCCCGGCGTCCGTTCGATCGGAACCCGCTCGTTTTCGGTTTGGTCAGTCATTTGCTGAGCCCGTTCCCGGTGTTGCAGACTAGTCCCTCCCACTGAAAATCCTCTCGAATATTTTCCTCGAAGGCTGTGGATCTGGCGAGCGAAGACTCCGACCGCGAGGCAGGTAGCTCCGAAACTCCTTACACGCAAGATTGAAATTCCTGCATTGTGTGAACTTCGGGCACTGACTAGGGCGGCCCAAGCTATCAACCTCGCAAGGCGGCGGCTTAATCGCCGCCCACTGGGCCTTCGGAGACGCTATGCGGTCTACCTGCGGCTCGACTACTCTATCGCTAGAGGTTGCTACCTCTTCAGATTTTACCAACATCATTCCTCCTAATCCCCCTCCAAACTGGGGGTAACATCTATTAAATTACCGGGAGAAGCAGGGACCCCTACCCCGCCCAAGTTTATAGATATCTGAACACCTCCTCCTCCCCCGGCCTCTACCTGGGCGTCGGGCTTAACCTCAAGACCCGCCCACTTCACAGTGGACTTAATGAGATCGGCCTTTACTGACGGGGATACATCCTCATTGTGAATCAATAGCCATGAAGTCGTTAGCAACTCTTCGGCCTGGGCCCGGGCCTTAACCCGGAATGTTAACCCTTGATCGCGTACATCCTCTCGATAATCCTCCACCCTCTTAATGAATAGAGGGTCTTCCTTATACCTAATGATGTCGGACGTAGTAATGTCATAGCGCTCAGCTACTTCATCGAGAGTTTCACCACTCCCCTCCAGCAACAAGGCTATATCGAACGCTACGCGATCATTCCACGGTGTCGCCGGGGCGACTCTAGGACTTAAAACGCTCATCACTGCGAGTATAGCAAACCCCACAACAAAACGAGAATTCGCGAGATACGCCTGATCCTAGGGACGCCATCCCGATTAAGTACAACATACATGAAGCTGTCCCCCAAGTCATGGCACGAAACTAGGCGAAATTAAAGCGCTGGGGGGCGTAAGAGGCTACTGGCTATAGAACGCGAATTCGCGTTTAGGTGGGGGCGGGGTTACACGTG